ATGTCATATCGCAGATAGAAGCCGCGGCCAGCCCCGGAAGCTGCTGTAGTCTGGCATCTGGTTTCGTAGAAGTTCGCACTTGCCACCGCTGTAGTAGCTGGACTTACAGAAGTACCTATGCCTAAGATCAAGGCATTATCGGAATCCGCACCACCAGCAGCCGCAGGACGAATCAACCCACCAAAGTTCGACACTCCAGCAGCTACATGCAGGGCATACGCGGCTGTAATGACAGCGGCGTCAGCAGCTACAGGAGCGGCAGCAATATATACCGTTGAGGCTACAGCCACAGTCGAGGCCGCGCCGTCAGTGATTGTCGGCTGCGCAACGCTCAGAGCCAGTCCGTTCATTGCATTGACGCCGGTTGCGCCAGTCAAGGTTGTAGTTCCGGGAACCAACGCAAGCAACTGGTGAGTGACGCCACCAGCCGCAACGATTGTCGCCGGCATACCCGTTATGGTCATATTAGCAACGTCTGTGACGGTTACGCGGGTGTCTATGTCTACGAACGCCGTAGTTCCATCGGTGAACTCCAGAGCTGAGTCTGTATCGGCTATCACAATGAAGTCAACTGCTGCACTTACCGTACTGATGTCTCCACCAAACAGCGAAGCCCCTGCGTCAACGTGCAGAGCGTAGCCCGCTGTAATGACAGCGGCGTCAGCAGCTACAGGAGCAGCAGCAATATACACGGTTGACGCCAGAGCAACAGTAGAGACACCGGTGTCCGTAATGGTAGGCTGCGCTACAGAAAGCCCCAAACCGTTCATAGCAGTGACGGGATCAGTACCCGTCAAGATGGTTGTGCCGGGAGCCAGTGCAAGCAACTGATGGGTTATACCCGCCGCTGATGCTATCGTTGCTGGTGCGCCCGTGATGGTGACATTGGCCATACCCGTTATGCCAGTTCTGGTATCTACAGCGACGATTGCGGTTATTCCGTCGTAGACTTCCAGGGCGGCGGCGGTGTTGGCAATGACGATTATGTCGGAAGCCTGTGTCGATGTGTCCAGGTTGCCGTCCAGGTCGATTGTACCCGCCTCCGTGATCGTATTACCGTTCATGTCCAGCGTAGTGGCTGTGAAGTCGTATTCATCTCCACCGCTAATCACAAGACGAACTTCAGCAGTAGCCCACCCGATTCCCGTAGTCTCATCAGCACGGTTCGGGATCAAGGTGGGGTTAGTCCCCGTAGCCGCCTCATTTACGATAATCGGGCCGGCGGCATCAGTAACACTGAATGAGCCGGAGTCGGTGATTGTATTGGAATTCATGTCCATAGTAGTGGCCGATAAGCTCACTTCACTGGTTCCACCAATAATGAAGTGGAGTACGCTAGTTGCCCAGCCTATACCCGTAGTCTCATCTGCCCTGTTGGGACACAGCGTGGGGTTCGTGGTAGTTGCTGCTTCGTTAATGAACGCAGGACCGGCAGCGTTAGCCGCCAGAATATCACCAGCAAACATCGAGTTACCAGAGGCTACATAGAGCGCATACGCGGCTGTGATTGTAGCCGTGCCGCCGACTGTTGGCTCTGCGGCAATGTAGACTGTCGAAGCTATTGCCACGGCAGGCGCGCTGGTTGACGTAATCGTTGGCTGCGCTACGGTTAGCGCCAGCCCCTGCATGGCGGTGACGCCCGTTGCGCCTGTTAAGGTAGTCGTGCCAGGCGCAAGCGATACGAGGTTATGGGTGACTCCATTAGCCGCTACAATAGTCGCAGGAATCCCCGTGGCTGTTACATTGGCGACGCCAGTTATGGTGTTCCTCGTGTCGAACACAAAGAACTTGGTTGTTCCGTTCGTAAATTCCAGAGACGCAATGGTATTAGCTGCAACTGTTATATCGGTGGCTGCGGCAAAACTCAGGTCTCCCAGGGCGGCCGCCACGCCCGTCAAGGTCATTGTGGCGGTGCCGACATCGAATACTACATGCTGGCCAACCGCCCCCAGAAATATCTTTACATCAGTGTCCTGAGTTGCACTCCCGAATGTTATAGTCGCGGGAGCTATTGTTAAAAGGTCGGATATGACGCCATAGCTTTCCGCTTCATAGAACTTCAGCGCACCTCCAACAAACCTACTATTAATTAACGCTACTGACATTATATGCCTCCATACGCCTTCGCGTTTAGTCGCGGTGGTTCCGCCCGCTTATTTACACATTACTGGCGACCGAAGCATCTTATCTCTCCGCGGCCGCTCAAGCGTTTTACGGTAGACTCTCGCCTTCCCAGAAGCTATGAGAACCCGGGCCTCGTCGCTGGGAAGGTCGAGAATTTTACCGTTAATTAGCTGAATTTTCATACTATCGCACTGGGCATAACCGCTGCCCGGTAATTCGGCTTTGACAGGATACAGATAGCTCCAAAGGTGTTGGAGTTACCATCCGACGCCACATCCAACCGTAGCCAGTCAAAGTTGTTCGCTCGGTCAAGCGTATTCGCCTCGACTTCGATCACGTAGGTATTGTAATCGGTTCCCGGCAGTTCAAAAGTGTCGCTAGTTACAGCCGTCTCAGTATACGCATTCTGCGTGCCATAGGCGACATTAGCGTACATCTTATCGAATGCCAGCGCCTTCTCACTACCCAGACCCGCTGATGTTGACTGCTTCAACTGCGCCGCCGGCGTGCCTGTCATCTCACCGCAGGTTATGATTATCGTTGCGTGGTTGTAGTCCTGCATATTGACAGCATCGCCCAGGAGATATGTAGAGCCGTCAATTGCTACGCCGTTATGATCCGCGTAGTTCACAAGCTCAACTATCTGGAAGTCCTTAATCAATTCGTTTGCCATTATAGTTCACCTCATTTGCTTTTATGTTGATCTTGCTTCAAGTTTCAGGAATGGTGACATGGTATCGCCATATTCGGGCGTGAAGGACGTTCTCCATCCGGGCTGGCCAGCGATCCACGTAGTGAACCTGAACGCTGTCTGCCCATAGATAAACTGCACGTGGATGCTTGACTCCTGCTCTATAGCCTGGCCGCCCGCCGGCATTCCGATAAAATACTGTGACGGATCCATGAGCATAATATCGCCAGAGTCGCCAATCGCACTCATGGTAGTTGAGAACTTTATTGGTAAGCCCATCAATGAATACCTGAGCTTATCCTGGGCGTTTACGATGAACAGCGGCGTCGAGGCAGTTCCGCCAGTCAGTACCATCTTTGCAAGCTGCGGTATCAACTGCCTGTTGGCGTACCACACACCCGTCGGATCCTCGTCAGTACTGTATAGCCGTGCCTGCATGTTCAGCATGTTATCCAGTATGAAGGTGTTGTTGACCTGGTCTGTCTCTTCAGAGATTTCGATGGTACAGTCGGCTGCTAGTACACCCTGCGGCATCCCCGCGCCAGTACCGCGAATGAAGGCGTTAGTGAGCGCCCTATTCATCCCTATGTCAAAAGCGCGGTCAACGTAGGGCTTGATCGCTGGTCTGGCAAACTTCATAATCTCGTCACTCAAATAGACCATGCCTGTGAGCTTTTCCAGGTGCAGTTCAATCATTTCAAACTCAATATCCGTAGCTACATACGTCTGAAGCTCACCACTCCACTTCCACGCTATATTACCATAATACGTCTTGCTGGACTCGTCAAACCCCATCATGACTGGAATGCTGAGCGTCATGCCCTTCATTTGTAACTTGAGTGCATTCGCCATAAAGGTAGACTTCTCGGTCTGGCGAACAAAAATCTCGTTAGCCTGCTCATCTGGCATGAGGTACCCGCCGCCTTCGGCGGACCCTGCCGACTGCGTGGGATCGCCTGCCTTTTCGGTATGCTTGCGCCACGCTTTGAGTTCGCTACTTTCGTCTCGGCCTGCTGATCCCGCCTTGTGAACGTCATCCAGGAAATGGGCGACTGATAGGAACTTATGTGGCAGTGGTTCGGCGGCTATCTCCTCGTCCAGCTTGGGATCGATTTTAGCGGTCAACGCGGTCATGGTCTTTTCCAGTTCCGCGTTCTTCTCCATGAGATCCTCGATCTTGGACTTGTATTCTGGATCTAGTGGATCGCCCCCGTCTTTCACTGCCTCTTTTGTCTTGTCCAGTTCTGTTATTATAGTGCTGACAGCCCCGACCGCACCTTCTTTGGCGGCCTGACTTTTCGCTGCGGCAATCTCTGCCTGTTCCGCTTCTGTCTTTGTATCCTTTATGACTTGCTTCAACTCTTCTAGAGTCATTTCTCCACCTCGTCAGTGTTTATATCGTTTTGGTCGATTACCACTCTGCTGATGCCCCCAGCTTTAGCGCCTGATACTTCTCTACGCATCTCCAGCGCACCACCTGGCATCCCCGCTTATAAAGTTTCCCCTCGCATGAGCCTTGCTTTGTCCTGTGGCGACGGTTCTTCTATCTCAAGTTCGTCATCTATCGGCTCTGCAAGGGCGGTCGCCACAAACTTCTCCATCTCTTCCTGAGTCATATCTGGTAGCGTTATTTGCTCATCGTCTTTGAATTCAATGCCTTCTATGTCTACGTCCTCTTCTATTGCCGGCGCTTCCAGCAAGCTGCCAAGGGCTTCATGAGCTATCCGCATAACGGCAAGCGTCTTGGCTGAAAACCTGCGACCTTCCTTGACTTCCGCATCGTCATCAGGATTCCAGTCATCGACCTCTTCAGTGATAGCATCCACTTTCTCTTCCGGCACGATGGGAGTCTTGATCGTATAGCGGTCAATATCAGCTTCACTCAACAGCCCTTTTGATATAGCCAACGTGACCGCGTGGGCGTTACTCGGCATCATTACGTCAGAGTACTCCAGCATGATCCACTTCGTGTATATGCGCTTCAGTCCATCGAATAGATCGTCAGTAACTTCCCGCGACTTTGACTGCATAAAGGACGTGACGCGCTTAACCCAGCCGTCAAATAGCTTTGACCACTCCTTGTCATCAGGAGCGAACCATTCGACAGGTATGAACCCAATAGATTCCGCCATTGGCATGTCTTCCATACGCCAGTTGTATACCTGGTCAGCAAAAGGATTGGCCTTGATGGTTGCGTACTTTGTAAGGGCGATCAATCCGTACATACCATCTATTGAATGCCTGTCGTTTCGTATGATCCAGAGGTTCTTACCAACGCCCATCTTGTCGTACTGATGACCGTATAGAACGATTTTGAGCATATTGTAGTCGTCCATAATGGCGCCTTCTGGCATGACGGCCTCATTGTCGCGGTCCTGGGCTATAGTTGTTATGTAGCTCTTGATGGTGCGCTCGTCACCTGCGCCCTTTTCTGTCACATCCGGCACGGCGTCCTTCAGCACGAACTCTGCGTCGTCAACTGTTAAACCATAATCCTGTTTGACCGTTTTCGCAACAGCATCCGCCACACCCCAGAGGCCAGACTCGCATTCGTCCTCGCCAAGCTGCGTCATAAATGCGTCCAATGTTATCTTATCCATTATCTCACTCCATCCCCTGAGTTGCCCGACCAAGCGGGAAAAGGAAAACCCCGATCAAGGGATAGTCAAACTCCCCCCACTTGATCGGGGTTTTTTTAAGTTGTGTTGCGGTTATAGGTTACATATTATGTATTCTTCCATTTCATCATGCTTAGTGCGGCGGTAATTCCGCGCTCAATGTCTTCTCTGCCAGTTCTCGCTTCCAGCTTACCCATTTGGCGGCGCGCCCTATAATACTTGCGTTTAGTCGGCTTCCCCTCACCACGACCCCATACCTGACCATTTCCCCTGTGCCCGCGCTTAGGCATTAGCGGCCTCCTACTTATGTGCTTTGCGCCATAATTTTTCTAGCTCACTTTGCATATATTTGACCGAAGAAATAGCCGGCGACCATCGTAGAGCCTCGGCGTTTGTCGGGAGACATCCACTAGCCCCGCGGATCATCGCTTCGCGAATACGATCGGGTGTACCCGGCTCGCATATCATCTCCGCCTGCAAGGTCATGTCTGGGGGTTCAACCCTATCCACCCGCTTTATACTAACGACATTATCCATCAAAACCCAGCCACTACCATCCATCCTGAAAGACGCGCTGAAACCTTCCAGCGTAATGTCGGTGCTAATTTTTGTGACGCGACCCGTGTGCCATGCAGTGCCGCCCTTTTTGCCTGCCCATGCCCATACAACCTCTACGGTATAGCCTTTATCAAGAGCATCCCTTAATTTTTTCCAAAGAGGCGCATCTTCCGGCCCAACGCCATGCTTGTCGGATTGCGTGCGCACCTTCACGCTCTCCCTATCCTCCTGATCGTACTGATCAGATGTTCGATACCAATCACCAGGTATTCCTTTATGTTCACTAGCCATTCTCTACCCCCTATATAAAGCTATACGCGGCATCCGTGCATCTGCAATTTATAATCTCAGACGCCTTGCCTGTGTAATCCCCAGGGTGCATCAATCCATTACTGTATCGCTTCTCTAGCGCCACGTGCTGTCCATCCATTTTGTCGTGTGTGTCCCTCGCTAGACCGTCCATCGTGGTGATCCATTCCTTTTCCTTCACAACGCCAGACTGGACCATGCCCTCGTGACCGCCCTTATTTATCACCCCAACCATCTCGGTCTGTGCGATCCGCTTGTTGCGGAACTTCTCAGGGAAGCCAAATATCTTCTCTACCCGTTTAGTTATCTGCGGGATCCCCTCGCCCGCATCAAGTGCCGCCTTGAACTCAGCACGTAACTGATTCAGCGTAGTGTTATTCACGTCAAAGGCGAACTTGGGAACCTTCTTTGCAATGAACTCCTGTACCGCTGGATGCGTTATACTGAAGTTGATCGCCAGCCCCAGGTCTTTCAATGCCTGCTCACCACCAGCCTTCACAGCGCCCAGAATTACCGGCTTACTGCTCTTCTCAAACTCTGGCTCCCATACGGCGGGGTCGAACAACCATTCATCACCGGGAGCCTTCGTGCCCTTCCCTGGCGGGTTAGCATTCACCCGCCGCAACACTTCACGCCTCTGCGCTGCGAATAAACCCTCAAGCATCTTCATAAACGTCTGCTCGTGTTTTTCTTCCGCCTTCGCAAACGCCCACCACCGAGCTTCCCGATCAAGTTCGTTGGCCATCGTGTGGACTATTATATTTAACCAGGGATCCATTTATCGCCCCGCTAACCTACCCAATTACAACCACCCGTATCTCTGTCTGTAAATATCGAATCATAACTCCTGTCCGAATCCCGACCCACGCCTATCAGCCGCCCATCACGCCAGAACTCAACATGGTTAAATATCACATCGTGACCACAGCCCCAATCGCCATCATCTAGATCCCAGTTATGTGTATTGGGGAACTCCCACGGGAATTGGCCACCCTCTTTCAACCGCGAGTCCACCCTGTTACAATCACACCCAAAATTCCCTTCAAACATCCAGTATGTTTGACCGATATACACTTCATGGTCAGTTTCATCTGAATGTCTTTCCGCGAAATCATCAAAGGTGTACTCGAAGTGTCCCGTATA